TTACGGCGTCAAGCGGTTCGGGCCGCGGAAGATGAACATCGCTTCCTTGATCGTCAGGCCGAGCAGCAGCATGGTCAGGCGGTCGATGCCCAGACCGAAGCCGCCGTGCGGCGGGCAGCCGTACTTGAAGAACTCAAGGTAGAACTTCACATCCTCGTCGAGGCCCTTCTCCTGAGCCTGCGCCTTGAGCACGTCATAGCGATGCTCACGCTGCGCGCCGGTGGTGATTTCCACGCCGCGCCAGATCAGGTCGTAACCCTGCGGCACGCCGTTCTCGTCGCGCATGTGGTAGAACGCGCGCTTCTCGGCGGAATAATCCGTGATGAACAGGAACTCGTGGCCGTACTTCTTCTTGACCCACTCGTAGGAGAGATGCTCCGCCTCGGTGGTCAGATCGCCTTCTTCGCCCGCCGGGCACTTGTAGCCGAATTCCTTTTCCAGCTCGGCATACAGGTCGGCCAGCTTGATCACCGGGAACGGCGTCGTCGGCACGACGACCGGCACGCCGAACACGCGCTCGATGTCCTCGCCGTAAGCTTCCTTGACCTTCGCGAGCGCGTAGGTCAGCAGCTCCTCTTCCATCTTCATCACGTCGCGGAAGGACTCGATGTAGCTGAATTCCAGATCGAAACCGGAGAACTCGGTGGTGTGCTTGCTGGTGAAGGACTTCTCCGCGCGGAACACCGGCCCGACCTCAAAGATGCGCTCAAAGCCGGAGGCCATTGCCATCTGCTTGTAGAACTGCGGGCTCTGCGCCAGATACGCCTTGCGATCGAAATACTTGACCTCGAACACATCCGCGCCGGATTCGCTCGCCGCGCCGATGAGCTTCGGGGTGTGAATCTCCATGAACTTGCGCTCCAGCAGGAACTGACGCATGGCGTTGATCATGACGGTCTGCGCCTTGAACATCAACTGATTCGCGTCGGTGCGCAGGTCAATCCAGCGATAGTCGATGCGCTGATCGATGGAAGAGCGCTCGTGGCCTTTGCGCGCTTCGCGGTCGATCGGCAGCGGCGCGGCCAGAGACTCGATGATGATCTGCTTGGGATAAATCTCAACGCCGCCGAGCTTGACATACTCGCTCTCCACAGCCTTGCCGATAACGGTAATAACGGAATCGAGCGTAATCTGGTTGACAGCGTTATCCAGCGCCTCATCCTCGCCCTTTTCCACGGTGATCTGCACCTTACCGGTAATATCCTTGAGCACGATGAAAGCCATCTTGCTCTTGTTTCGGATGTTCTCCACGAAGCCGCAGACCTTGATTTCGTCCGCGCCGCGCACCTGAGCCGCATACGTTCTTTCCATAACGATATCCTCCGATTTGTTGGTTCATACGGATTTTATTATACCTGCATTTTCCGGCAAATCAAGCCCCAAATGCGTTTGGCGCGCATTTTTTCGCCCAGCGGTTGACATTTTTTCGCTTCGGCGGTATAATACTTTTTACAAATGCACTCGTAGCTCAGTTGGATAGAGCGTCAGACTCCGACTCTGAAGGCCACAGGTTCGACTCCTGCCGGGTGCACCAAGAAAAAGCCTTGATTTCATTTGAGAAATCGAGGCTCTTTTTTTATGCTTTCGAAATGGTTATAGGGAGCTTTGGGGACTATTCTGGGGACTACCGCCCTTTTTTCGCATAGAAAAACCGCCGAATGACGGCGGCGGATCACGCTTTTCGGGCTTCCTCCAGCGCGCGGGAAATTGCGTCGGTGGCGCGGCTGTTGGAGTCGATCAGGGCGTGTGCATAGATGTCAAGGGTGGTGCTGGTCTGCGAATGGCCGAGGCGGGCGGCAACGTCGCGGATGGGCAGGCCTTCGGCAATCATCAGGCTGGCGGCGGTGTGGCGCAAGCCGTAGAGCGTCAGCGGCGGCAGGTCGTACCGCTTCACCAGCTTCCTGAAGACGTGCGTCGGCGTGGAGATGTTCACCCGGCGCCCGTCGTCCGTGGTGAATACCGCGTCAGGCTCCGGCCAATTCTTCCCGAACGGCAGGCGATAGGCAAGCAGGGCGCGGCGATGGTCGTTGACGATCTGCATCACATCGGGCGGCAGAAGGATATCGCGGACGCTTGACTTCGTTTTCGGGCGGTCTGTGCGGACGGTTCCCTCTCCCTTGACGTATTCGGCGGAAGCGCGAATGTGGATCGTGCTTTTCTCCAGGTCGATATCCTGCCAATTCAGCGCGATCAGCTCACCGGGGCGCGCGCCCGTATACAGGGACAGATAGAAAAAGCATTTCCACTGGACATCTTCAAGCCCATCCAGCACATCCAGCAGCCGCGCCGCGTCAGACGGATTCAGCCACTTCGTTTCCGGCGTGTCCTTGCGCGGCGGCTCGACCTGGGAGCAGGGATTGACCGCGATATACCCCGCACGGACGGCATAGCCCATCACGGCAGACAGCGCGGTGTGATACTGGTGCTGAACCGTGCCGGACAGCTTGCCCGTTTCTGAACGGTTTGAACGCGCCGGGGCTTTGGCAAGCGCGGCATAGAAGCGGGAGACCGTGCGGCGGTCGATATCCTGAACCGCCATATCGCCGAGCATGGGCAAGATACGCGATTCAAACAGATTGGTGTAAAAGCGGATGCTGGAGGCTTTCAGCCCTGCCCGCTGCTTTTCTTCGACGAACTCCGCGAAAACCTGCTTCAGCGGCGCGCGGTTGCCCGTCAGCAGCAGCTTTCGCCGGAAGTCTGCCTCCAGCAGGGCGGCCTGCTTCTCCGCTTCTCTGCGCTGTACGGCGGGCGTGTGCATCGGGTCAACGTGGATCGTCCGCTGGAAACGAATCTTCTTGCCGTCCGGGGCGTACCCGTCGGAGATCGTCAGCCGCCAAGAGCCGTTGCCGCGGTTTTCGAGGGAGGACATTTTATTCACCGTCCTTGCCGGGATTCAAAAGTTCAGAGTTGCCGAAGACCTGATTGAATGAACAACTTAGTTTTTCGAGCTTTTCAGCAAAAGAAGCCGTTCCCATCAGTTGTTTAACAATTCCATATGAAATAGCAACATTTTTAGACGTTTCAAAACGAATATCAACACCCATGCTTGTTAAAGCACTAATGATTTGCGCATGATCAACAAGCAAATTCATCAGATATACAGAATAGTCACCGCCTACTCTAGCTTCTGCATCATTCTGTCTTTTTTGCCGATCCTTTTTTCTTGACTCGAACTCATCTAACAATCCATCAATAATCATTTTTGATTCTTCAGCCGGTGTAAGCAATTCAGATATATCAAAATTTAATGCCTTAGCAAATTTTTCAACAGTTTCGTATTTAGGTTTTCTTAATCCTCGTTCATATTGTCCGTATGATTGATAAGTTATACCTAGCTTGTCGGCAACTTCTTTTTGTGTTAAGCCTGCTTTTTTTCTCATCGATTTCAGTTTTTCTGCAAGCTCCATAATCATTCCCCCATTCATTTTAAGCATAGCATGACAAAACCAAAAATGCAAGCATAAGATTTTATTTTTGTCTTGACAAAATCATTTGATTGCTATACAATGTTGTCCAGAAAGAAATAAAGTCAAAAGATTGTGTGGTGATTTTTGTGAAAGTGGATCGTATTTCTTTCGTTGTAGCTTTGGCGAAAAGCGGGCTAACCGGGAAACAGTTGGCTGAACGTTCCGGCGTTGCACGCGGGACAATTTCCGCTGTAAAGTGCGGTAAGACTTGTTCAGAAGAAACTATTTCTAAGTTGGCTGCGGGATTGGGCGTTTCAGTATCGGAGCTAACAGAGGAGGCGAGACCGTGTTGATCTGCACCAAAAAAGCTGCCGAACTGACAGGTTTATCCGCTTACGAACTTCGTCACGGTTTCAAGCAAGGCTTGTACCCTGCTCTTGAGGTCGGGCGCGGCAGTCGTCGAAAGTCGCTGCGATGGGATCCTGATATTCTCCAGCAGGCGATCCGCGACGCGATGCACACGCGGCAGGCCGTCAGCGGCGACGATGACTTTGTTTTCAGGCGGTGATGCCGTTTGGCACAGAACGGCTTTGTTGCCTTGCATCGTTCTCTGCTCAACTGGGGCTGGCACGCTGATCCTGCGACGGGATGGTTGTTCGTGAATTTGCTTTTGATGGCGAACTGGACGGATTCTGAGTGGCGAGGGATGACCATTAAGCGCGGTCAGCTCGTAACCGGACGCAAGGCGCTTGCGGCTCAAACTGGGCTGTCAGAGCAAACCGTGAGAACGTCGCTCAAGCACCTAAAGCTAACCGGCGAAATAACCATCACATCAACCAACGAACGCAGCGTGATAACCATTGTAAATTATGGAAAATTTCAAGACGTTCCTGAAATGCTAACCAGCACTTCAACCAACAGCCTAACCAACGACCAACCAGCAACTAACCAGCAACTAACCACATATGAACAAATAAAACAAGATAAACAAAGTATTAAGCTACGCAAGCACTTCACCCCACCCACGGTTGAGGACGTAGAGTCCTACTGCCAAGAGCGCGGGAACGGCGTGGACGCTCAACGCTTCGTCGATTTCTACGCGGCTTCCGGCTGGATGCGCGGGAAAGCACCCATCAGGGATTGGAAGGCCTGCGTCCGGACATGGGAGAAGAACGACAACGCACGAATCGGGGTGAACAACGCGCATGAGCAACGGCCTTTCGGCGGCTACGGCGAACTCTGAGCGGGTCTTCGTCGGCGCGATCCTCAACGGCGACGCGCGGGCACTGGATTCCGGGTTGAAGGCGGCGGACTTCACAGACAGCGTTTGCCGACGGGTGTTCTCCACGGCGCTGACGCTGGAGGAACGCGGGCAGATTTGCGACTTGGTCACGCTGAGTGATATCGCGCCGGACGTTGACGCGAGCGCGGCGGTCGAGTTGACGGTTGAAGCGCTGGGGCGCGGTGCGTTGGCGGGGCAATACGCGGCGAATGTCAAGGCGGCGGCACAGCGGCGGGCGGTGGCGGAGCTGTGCCTGACGCTTGCCCGCGATGCGCAGGACGCGGACAAGCCCCTTCCTGAGCTGCTGGATGCGGCGCGGGGACGGCTGGACGCGTTGGCGGGGGATTTGCCCTCCGGCGGCACGGTCAGCGGCACAGACGCGCTCTGCGGTTTCTACGCGCGGCTGGTTGGCGGCGAGGTGCAGCCCGTCATGACCTCCGGCTTCCCGCGGCTCGACCGGGCGCTGTGCATCGCGGGCGGCAAGCTGATCGTCATCGGCGCACGGCCTTCGGTCGGCAAATCCGCGCTGCTCCTCCATCTGGCGATGAACGCGCTGGACGCGGGGCGGCGGGTGCTGCTGGTGTCGCTGGAGATGAGCGCGGACGAGGTCATCGGGCGCATGGCGGCGCGGCAGAGCGGTGTTCCGGTGCAAGCCATCAGCACGCACAGCCTGTCGGAAACCCAGTTGGGGCGCGTGGTCGAGGGGTTCAGCCTCCTGCCGGGCGACCGGTTTTCCGTCTGCACGACGGCGCGGACGGCTCAGGATGTACGGCGCGAGGCACTGCGGATGCGGGCGGACGGTGGGCTGGATTTAATCGTCGTCGATTATTTGCAGCTTCTCGACGCGGGGCGAAAGACAAGCAACCGCGCCGAGGCGGTCGGCGTGATTTCCCGCACGCTCAAGCTGCTGGCGGTCGAGCTGAACATTCCCGTGCTGACGGCTTCCCAGCTCAACCGCGCAAGCGAGCGCAACGACGCGCCGAGGCTCTCCGATTTGCGCGAATCCGGCACGATTGAGCAGGACGCGGACGCGGTACTTTTGCTCCACGCCACGAACGAGAAGGAAAATCCGGAGCGTGACCTGACCCTTGCGAAGAATCGCCAAGGCCGATGCGGCGGGTTTAAGCTGCTGTTTTCCGGCGAAAAAATGCTGTTCACGGCGGTGGCACAGTGACGCAGGAACAGCTTCAGGCGAAGCGGGCTTTCCGCATTGCCTTTGACTTTTTGAACGCACATCTTCCCGTGGAGGGCGGCGAAGATTACTGGCTCAAGACCGCCGAGGATGTAGGCGAGGCGTGCCGGGCGGCGGACAACGACCCGCTGGCGGTCGATCTGCTGGCGGCGGGGTATGGATTTTTGGAACGGATGGAAAGGAGGTGAACGGTATGACGGAGCAAGAGTTTTTCGACGTGATTGCCGAGCTGAACGAGGATGAAAAGCAGGAAGTGCTGGAGTACGTCCACGCGCTGGCCGCCGGGGATTACGAGAAATGCCGCGCCATGGAAGCGGCGCACGGAATGAATCTGACCGACCGCGCCGAGATCGGCGCATGACGAAAGGAGAAAAAGACATGAGGATGATTCTGAACGATGACGAGTATCGGGTTTTGACGCTGTTCCGCGCCTTGACGCCGGAGAAACAGGCAGAATTTCTCAACTTCCAGCGTGCACTGAATCGCGGCGATATGGAAACCTGCCGCCGCTTCTGCGAGCGCTGGAACGCGTCTGACGTGTTTAACGCCTTTCTGGCGCGTTCGATGGCTTGATAGAGGATTCTATCAACCAAGCACAGAAAACCGCTTCTATGCGGCCTAGAAACGAAAATAGGAGGTGCTGTGACGAACAGTAAAAGGAAAGGTGACGCTGCGGAGCGGGAGTTGCTGGAGATTCTGACCTCCGGCGGCATTCCTGCCGAGCGTCACCAGCAGGGACTATTGGCAAACTTCAAGGGCGGGCACGGCAACCCGGATATCTCCGCAACCGTCGCCGGGCATCCGCTGCACATCGAGGTCAAGCGAACCGAGCGTCTGCGGCTTTCCGAGGCGATGCGTCAGGCGAAGCGCGACGCGGTGAATGCCATTCCCGCGGTCGTTCACCGGGCGAACCGTCAACCGTGGGTGATTTCGCTGGAGTTGAGCGAATTTCTGGCGATTTTCGCCGGAAACGAAGCGCGACAAAACCGCGACAAAAGGATGACGGCTTTCGGGAGTAACGACGAATGAGCGACGAAAGAAGGCGATTTATGAGCAACCCTAACATTGCCGAAGCAGGCCGGGCAACCCGGTTTGCTCCCGGCTTGAAATCGACGCGAGAGGCAAGCGCCAAGGGCAACCGTGAGAAGGCCGCAAGGAAGACGGCGCGGGAGTTGGCGCGGCTGATCCTCTCCTCCCCTGCCCCGCTGGAGGACGACAAGGCGGAAGAAATTGCCGAAGCGCTGGGCATCGACGCGGACAAGGTGACGTTACAGGCGGCGGCGCTGTTTGAGATCGGCAAGCGGGCGGCTGGCGGGGATTCAAAGGCGCTGGACTATCTGACGGAAGCGGCGGGCGACCCGAAAGAAGACGTTTGGGATTTCTGCACCTGATGCTGACGTTTACGGATGAACAGCGCGCCGCGCTGATTAAGATGCGGCAGGACTGGCAGGCGGCGGAACAGGCGCGGGATGTGCTTGACCGGGCAAAGCTCCCCATTTCTTCCCGCTCGTTCGATGCTGTCCCCTCTCACGGCCTGCCCAAAGGGCTTGACGACCGCCTGACCCGCATAGAAGCCCTACAAGCCGCCTTAGAGCGCGCCGTGAGGCAGGCGGCAGAATCCCTCTCCCTCACGGACGAAGCGCTCAAAATGGACGAAATAGGCATACCGGAGTTCCGTTTTTTCTGCGCCTATTACAGACGCGCCGAGACGCTGGAGGAAGCGGCCAAGGCGGCGAATATCACCATGCAGAGAGCGCAAAAGCTGCGAAGCCTCGTCGAGTTTTCGGCGGAAGAAAAGCCAAAAACCAGAAGAAAGCCCTGGTTTTATCGAAAACCATATGAAGCCAAAAGGTTTTAAAAGAAGGGAAACACATGAACAATCTTGAGATTTTCCAAACTCCCGAATTTGGAACGGTGCGAACCGTGATTCGCAAGGATACGCCGTGGTTCGTGGCGGCGGATGTGTGCCAGATATTGGGCTTGGATCAGGTCAGCCGGGCTATGGATAGGCTGGATGACGATGAAAAGGGGTCAGTAAAAGTACCCCACCCCCAAAGCCCCGACAAAACCCTTGAAATGAACGGCGTGAACGAACCGGGACTGTATCATCTGGTGCTGTGCTCGAATAAGCCCGAAGCGAAGGCGTTCAAGCGCTGGATCACGCACGAAGTAATCCCGGATATCCGCAGAAACGGCGGGTATATCTCATGCGACGAAACCATGACGGACGAAGAGCTGCTTGACAAAGCATTGGCCATTGCCAAGCAAAAAATTGCTGAACGGGAAAGGAGCTTAAACTAACATGGATACTGAAAAACTGGGGCGCGTGCTCTGCGCCATTTCTCCCGCTATCGCCAATATCGGCGCGGATGAGCGGTTCAACGATTGTGTGCGTCTGATCGTCGAAAAGCAGGAGCAGAACCTGACCAAGGTGCAGAAGGCGGCGGCGCTGATTGGCACGTTTACCCCGTTTCTGCTGGGCGAGGAGCACCGAGACGACACATTCGCTATTCTGGCGGCGCTTCGTGAAAAGAGCATTGACGAAATCCGCAATCAGAACAGCATGGAAACGCTGAACGATCTGCGAATCTGCTTTTCTGAATTTTCCGGGTTTATCGACGAATTGACAAGCGCGTCCTGATGGGCGCGCCATTTTTGAAAAGGTGAGGTGAAACGATGGATTTATTCACACTTGTAGCTAAGCTTGGGCTGGACTCCAAAGAGTACGAGCAGGGAATCAGCAAAAGCAAAAGCTCCATCCTTGAGCTGGGCGGCTTTATCAGCGCGAAAACCGTTGCCATGGGGCATCTGATTGCGCGCGGCGTTGAAAAAGCATTTGACACAGTCGGTTCTCTGGGCAGGCGCGCCATACAGACGGCAGCCGATCAAGAGGCGCTGGATTCGCTGGCATCCGCAACATTCGGCGAACTGGGATCTGCCGCCGAGGGCGTTTTTGACAGCATCGGCAAAGATACGAACATGCTGTCCCAGCAGCTCAAGAGCGTCGGTACGTCTGCCTTTATGCAGTTCAAAGGCGCGGGCGTAGACGCTGCGGAAGCGATGACCATGATGGACAAATATATTCGCCTTGCGGCTGACGGCGCTGCGGCGTACAACATGAGCGTCGACGAAGCAGATACCCGCCTGCGTTCGTTTCTGCGCGGCAACACCGAGGCGGGCGACGCGATCGGCCTTCAGGTTTCGGAATCCACCCGCGCATCAAAAGCGATGGAAGTCTACGGAAAGAAATGGCAGGTGCTCACCGAAGCGCAAAAGCAGATGCTCATGCTCAATATCGTTGATGAAATCTACGATCAAACCAACGTCATTGGGCAGGCCGCGCGCGAAGGCCACGAATGGGAAAACGTGATTAACAAGCTGGACGCGGCGCAGGACACCCTTCTCAAGCATATCGGAAAACCGTTCAAAGACGCGCTTACTCCGTTTATCGAGAAAGTCACCGACCTTTTCAGCGATGAAACAATCGGTATGCGCGTTGAAATGCTTTCAACAGCTTTCGCCGATATCGGCAGCGTTTTCCTCGATGACGCAATCGACCTGATCGACAAGATTCTAGAATGGAGCAACGAAAACAAGCCGCTGACGTTCGATCTCCACATTCCGACGTGGACGGAGATTCAGACCACCGCCGAGACCGCGCTGACCACCATTCAAAACGGTATCAAGAGCTTTGCGACGTGGACGCTGGGCGCGTTTACGCTGGACGGCGTTTCCATCCCTGAGATCTTGCAGACGGCTAAAACATGGTGGAGTGGTCAGGGCGCGAACGCATACGAGCGCCTGAAGTCGGTGTTTACATGGACGCTGGGCAGCTTTGTCGCGCCGAGCGTTGACGGCTTCTTTGACGGCATTCCGACGTGGTGGAAAGAAACGGCACAGCCCGCGCTCACAGCGATCACACAATGGTCGTTCGGCGAGCTGATCGTTCCCGCGTGGGGAGATTTCGCGCTGAGCATCAAAGACTGGTGGCTCAATGACTTTTCGCCCGCCATGACCGCCATTCTGACGTGGAATCTGGGCGATTTGGAGTTGCCCAGCATCGAGAGCGTACAAGAGCAGATACGGACGTGGTGGGCGGCGGTTACGGCAGGATTGAGCCTGTCCGTCAGCGCATCGTATAGCCGGACGTTCAGCCAAGCCGAGCTTGAACAAGGGCAAAAGGACTACAAGGACGAAATAGACGCGATTTCAAGCCCTTCGCTTGCCCCGTGGTCGAGCAAGAAGAACGTGCCAAGCAAGGCCACCGGCCTTGACTATGTGCCGTATGACAACTTCATCGCCAAGCTCCACGCCGGAGAAACCGTTCTGAACCGCGCCGATGCGACGGCCTACCGCGCCGGAAACGTCGGTGGAATCGACTATGCGCGTCTGGGGCAAATCACAGCCGAAGCTGTTTCCAACGCGCTGGCGGGAATGACCGTCACCATGAGCGGCGAACAGGTCGGCAGACTGACCGCGAAGACCGTCAGCCGAGAAATCGCCAAAGGAACAAGGTCTCTGCGCTATGCGAATATCTGAATCAACAAAAGACCGTCGGAAACCCGGCGGCCTTGCTTTAGTTTTGGGGCTGGAGGGGCACGATGGCAAGCGTCTTGCCCAGCGGCGCCAACACCTTCAGGATCGTATCCAGCTGGGGGTTAGCGTCTCCGCGCTCCATTCTGGCGATCTGGGGCTGTTTAACACCGCTCAGGGCTTCAAGCTGACGCTGGCTGATGCCCTGTTCCTGCCTTGCTTTAATCAGCTCCGTGATGAGCGCAACGCGCATATTGCTTTCCGCGATTTCTTCCGGCGTGAAATGCTCCTTGTCAAATTCTTCATCCCATACAGGGAAACCGCCCTTCGTATAATTCATGCTTTTCCCTCTCTTTCCTTGAAATCCGCCAATTCACGTTTGGCCTGTTCAATTTCGCGCTTCGGGGTCTTCTGGGACTTTTTTACAAAGCTGTGCAGAAGAACGAAAGCGCCGTCAACCCATCCCGCAAACAGGATACGGTCGTCAATCGGTCGAAGTTCCCAGATCTCTCCGTCAAGGTGTTTGGCATATTTTTCGGGGAGATAGGTGCCGTTTTCGGATAGGGCTTTGACATATTCTCGAATCTTCGTGAGCTTGATCCGGCTATCCTTGCTTTTACTATTCTCCAGTTCTGCGATATAATCCAAAAGCGAGGATTTTCCCTGCCGGTCAACATAAAAAATAATCTGATGCAATGTTCTGTCCTCCGTTTCCTACATGATAACATAGACGTTATCACATGTCAAGCGGTTTCTTATGTAATCAAAAGGATTTCTTGGGGACTATTCTGGGGACTACTCACCTTGATTTGCGGCAGTTTCAAGAACGATGCACGTCAAAAAAGCTATATATTGCTTAGATTTATGGTGTATCAGAAAACCAGTCAAAACCCCATTCGGGCAACTCCGACTCTGAAGGCCACAGGTTCGACTCCTGCCGGGTGCACCAGTGAAAAAGCCTTGCGATTCCTCAAAAAATCGCAAGGCTTTCGTTATATTCAATATCAATTCAAAGGGCTTTGGTGCACTATTCCCTTCGCGTATTTCTTCAAGCAGCAGAGGAAGCGTGATCCTGCTCGGAACAGGGCGCGTATGGTCGCTCGTGATCAGCAGAATCCTCTCAGCCGTTTGGGACAGTGTCGAAAGACGAGCGGAATCAATCGGCGCAGAAATTGCTCTGCGAACAATTTCCGTCTCTTCGCCCGCTTTCGGCATCGTTTCCGGCATCAAAACGCCGGTCAGACGATGATCCTCAATATGGAAAATCTGCCTGCCTCTTCCGTAGGGAATCTCTATACTCCGCAAAACCTTCCCCCCTTTCAGGCAAAAATCCGGCACTGCAAAGGCTTAACAGTCGTAAGGAACTATAAGTCTTGCGTTTGGGGCAGAGAACGGTGTGACCGTGAAGGTCACGCCGTTTTTTTGCGTCCAAGGGTAGATTCTGCGATCATGGGTTCTGCCAGCACGGGGATCTCCACCTCGTCAACAAAATTAAAGATGATCTCCACCTTCTGTCGGCGCTTGCCGCCAGACTTATCCGGTGCGTGAATGATGACCTTCTTGATATACTCGTTGACAATCGTCTGCGTCAGCTCCGTGACATCCACATACTTTTTCGTCAGCGCAATGAAAGCGTCCAGATCGTCGCCCATTGCCTGCCGCTGCTCGACCCATTCTTCCGTCGTTTCAATTTCGAGCTTTAACCGTTCCTGCTCCGCCTCATAATCAGCAGTCATCTTCTTGTACTTTTCCTTGCTGATCTCACCGAGGGCGTAGTCTTCATAGAGCCGGGACATGACCACATCGAGGGTGGATAGGCGTTTTCTTGCCTGCTCCACGCGCTTCTGATCTTCCCGGATGTCACGTTCCTGGTCGGCGCGGCGGTAGTGCAGCCATTCCTCCGGAAAGCCCTCCACATCACCGCGAATGTACTCGTTGACCGCCTGAATCCGTTCCAGTACCAGTTCCCGTAGTACATCTTCCCGGATATAGTATGCGCTGCATTCGCCCCGTCCGCTCTTGTACTTGGAGCAGCGATAGTGATCCTGCTTGCCCTCAAAGCCCTTGCAGGTGGCGAAATGAAGCTTGCTGCCGCAGTCTGCACAGTAGACCAGTCCTGCGAATAATCCCTGCCGTTCCGCTTTCACGGGACGGCGTTTGTTTTTGCGCAGCTCCCGTACTCTATCCCATTGTGCGTGAGAAACGATAGCTTCCTGCGTATCCAGTACGATGAACATATCCTCCGGCGCGTTGGGGATCCTCTTTTTCAGCTTGTAGGACTTGGAGTAGGTCTTGAAATTGCAGGTGCATCCGGTGTATTCCTGCCGTTCCAGAATCCCGACGATGGATTGATCGCTCCAGCCATACGGATTCTTGGGCAGTGGCTTTCCCTTACGGCTGGCATACAGCGCCTTGGTCGTGAGAACCTGATCCTTTTCAAGAATCCGTGAAATCTGCTCCGGGCCTTTGCCGTCGATGCAGAGGTCAAAGATGCGCTTGACAACCGGGGCGGCGTCCCCATCCAGAATCCACTTGTCTTTGTCGTTCGGGTCGCAGCGGTAGCCATAGGGCGGTTTGCCCAGATGCTTGCCGCTGGTGCCGCGCTGACGCAGACTAGTGCGGACTTTCTTGGAGGTATCCCTTGGATACCACTCGTTGAACAGGTTGCGGATCGCGGCAAAGCCCTCTCCGTCCCCGCGCTGGCTGTCCACGCCGTCGTTGACGGCAATGAACCGCACATCGTAGCTGGGGAAGATGATGTCGGTGTACTGGCCTACGGTCAGATAGTCACGACCGAAGCGGCTGAGGTCTTTGCAGAGCCAGCAGCCCACCAATCCCTGCTTTACCAGTTCAAAGCCCTCCTGTACGCCAGGGCGCTGAAAGTTCGTGCCGGTATAGCCGTCGTCAACCAGCACTTTCAAGTTTGTGTAGCCATGATCCTGTGCGTATCTGGTTAAAAGCTCGCGTTGATTCTGTATCGAATTCGACTCGCCATCCTGCGAATCCTCATTACTGAGGCGGCAGTAGAGTATCGTAATTTTTTGCTGATCCGTCATAACGTCCTCCTTCACGTTCGGGTCAGCCGACAGAATCGGTGTGCTTGGAATTATATTATCATAGTTTTGTGTCACTGTCATTAACAAGCCACCTCCCGGTCAGAAAAAATGAGCCGTTTTACCTTGGCGGTAAGCGACTCAGTTCCGTCACAGACGGTTTCAATGGTATACCATGTGTTTCCAATCTTGCGCTCCACGGTTTTGCAGAAGGGGCTTCTCCTGCTCCAATAGGCCTCGCACTCCTGCAAAAAGGACTCCGGCGGGTCAAAGATCGGATCAAAGTAGCTCTCATGGTCAAAGACCTTGCAAAGCTCAAAGACCAAATCGTCTTTCCCCTCCATTACGGCACGGTTGATTTCGTCAATGCTGATAATTTTTCCCATATATGATTCCTTTCTCATAATTCTATTTCGGTTTTGCGGCTGTGCAGTTGTGTCTGCTGCCGCTCCTGCTCATGCTGCACTTCATAAATGTTGTAGTGAATGGCCCAGAGCTTTTTAACGTCGGCGTAAAGCGGCGAAAGCTCTGTCTGAATATCCTTGTACTCCTGCTCCAACCGCTCACGCTCTCTGCGCCATGCGGTGATGGGCAGTTTGCCATCCTTGAAATATGGTTTCAATTTGCGCTCCGCCATGTAGAACGTCCGCAGCGTATCGTCATGCTCCGACTTGTATTGCTGTCTGGATTTTTCAAAACGGATACATCCCAGCTTATCCGCAACCGGTTTTCCATCGACATAATACTGTGCCATGCGCAGCAGCTCGTCCAGTTCCTTGATGCGGGATTGTTTTTCTCCGGTAGACGCTTTCATTGCGCTGATGCTGTTCTGCATGGAATGGAGCGCGGTATCCAGATCATCGGTGGTAAAAAGCTGCTTCGCCTGCAAAAAGCGGAACGCATCCGCATACCGCTGTAAGTTGGCTGTCTTGGCCTTTGTGCTGTATGCGCCTTTATTGCGGTTGTTGTAATAGGTCATCAGCAGATCGTTCAGCATGGGCGGCTGCGGCTTGGAGAGTTCTTCCTTAACCGCTTTCAGCCATTTCAGCAAAGAGGCGATTTTATTCTTTGCTTCCCGCAGCATGGCGTTAGTTTTGCGAACCCAGCGGTTGAAGTCGCCCTTGTCGGTGCGGATGCCCTTCGCTTCCATTGCTCGGACAGACGGTCCCTCGTGGACGGTAGGAATCTGTTCAATGCCTTGTCGTTCATAGCTGCGGTGGTCGATCCTGCAATCCAAATCTTTCTCCGAAAACTTCGCGTTGCACAGATCAGCCCACGCCTGCCGCCAATGCTCCAAGGTTTCAGGACTGCCCCAATCGGTGGTCGGCACAGCGTTGAATACATAGTTGCCTGCCTCATCCCGGATGCGCTCACCATGCTCGTCCAGCACATATTCCCGCCGCTGCTTGTTGCCCCATCTGCCGTGTTCGTCCAAAGGGCGAATGGGACACATGACATGAAAGTGCGGATTGGAAATGCCGACGTCCTCCTTGTCGGGAGAATGAACAGAAAAGTCCATCACCATCCCTTGGCTCACAAAGTTCTCCAACAAAAATTGCCTTGCCAGAGCGATGTTCTCCTACATGGAAAACTCGTTCTGCAAGGCAATGTCAAAGCTGTATGCAAGCTGGGCTCTCTTCCCGCGCTCGGCTTTCTCTACGGCGTTCCAAAGCGTTTCGCGGTCTGCGTACTCTGGCGGTGCGTGGGACGGCAAAAGGATTTCAGAGCGGAGCACGCCGCCTTTTCGGGTGTAGTCACTGATCTAGCCGTAGTATTCGCTGTGCAGCTTTTCCCCGGCACGGTAGGCGGCAGACGCCACAGCGGACTGTCCCGCACTGCGCTTGATCTGGGTTACATGAAAATGGAATAACGCGATACTCAGCACCCCTCTTTCTGTTCAGCCCGGTTGTGTTCGTTGACCGCTTCCATGAGCAGACCCTTGACCTCCGGCAGGTCAAAGATCTTTTCGGCAAAGGCGTAAAACTCAGCGCGTGTCAACAGCTTCGTCAGCGGAGAGATGCTTTCCATATCCGCACTGCGGACGATCAGGTTGTGTGCGCGTTTGGTTCGGTCGCCGCGCTCATAGTAGGCGATTCGGTTTTCCAGACGCTGCTTCTTGTGCTGTTCCTGTGCAAGCTGCTGCTTAATTTTCTCTTTCTCGGCATTCAGCTCGGCAAGGGTTTTCTGTTTTGGCATTGTGTGATCTCCTTCAAAATTAGTGAAATAGTTGTTCAGACTTTGCGGCGGAAATTGTCTGCGTCAGCAGATGGTTTCCACCGCGAAGTGCGCTGGGATAGCTGCATAGGCAGCGCAATGGAGGCACTCCCTTGTACGGAACGAAGTGACGCAAAACAGCTGTGATACTCAGGTATCTGGGCTGTCTGCCTCGCAGAGCGCACATACTCCCGTCAGGAGAGTATAGAAGTGCGCCCTTAGTCCCGGTGGGACTTTCGGGATATTCTCGGATCGTCAGTTTTTCTTTCGCTGCCAAACAATCTCGTAGCCCAGCGCATCGGCAAGCTGGACAGCCTCGACATAGCGCAGGGATTCCCGCTGGAGCTTATTGGACAGGTTGGAAACGCTGTCAGACCAGCCGTGTTCGTCCCGCAGCAGATCGACTACCTCCTGCATGGTCATTCCCTGACGGACGATGTACGACTTGATTTCGTTTCTCAGATTGGATTTCATCAACTTTTTACCTCCATATTTTCGTGACATTGGTTTTTGAGTAAGTGAACTGTGTACGCTTTGCGGTGAAAAATCTGCCGTGCCGCAAATCTACTCAGATTTCCGTCCGTGATGCCCTGTTCGTAACAGCACTCTATCGGTTTTATCGTTCTGCGTGAGAACATACGGAATGAAAGGATATGCCGCAGTCCGGTGCAGCGGCTTCACGCTTCGGTAAATCACCGGATGGTGTAGCGCGTTCGGCTTGCGGTGAAAATTTTCATAAATTTCACAAGGATTGACTTCAATGTGCCGTTTTTGGCATCCTACCGGCACTCTGTACATAGCGGAATTACGGCATTTTGCTGTGTACATACGTACCGGCGGTGCAGGGCAAGCGGCATCTCACGGCATGGACGGATTTGTTCACGATTGGGTGCGCGTCAGCTTTCCGGTACATACGTACATAGTGAATTGCCCCAATTCTCAGATATACGGGGACTGATCAGCGGCTCAATGCCGAGATACCCCCACACTCTGCGCCCGGTGGCGTTCGTGACGGTGTTCGTATGCTCCAGATTGTACGTTTTTAGATTCCGCATCAGGAAATCGCTGAACGAGCGCTGCCGAATGGGTATCAGCCCATTCTCATCACACCAGATTCCATAAATGGCATACAGCTCCTTGGAGGTGACGGACATATCCGCTTTCAGCCGTATATAGCCGGTGGACTCCATAAAGTCGATGGCGTTGTTCGCGTCGCGCTTGACATACTCCCGGTTGTTCAGCGTCCGGAGACTTTCCGTGAAACGGAAGTTGTTTGCCGCCAGCCGCTGTAAGCCCTCAAATGCCCAGAGAAAAATGCCCTCGATCTCAAGTTTCATCTTCTCGGCAATGTCGGGATCATCCACACGATCAGCAGGCTTCTCTTTTGTGGTCAGGATCAGTTGACGGCGGTAAAAACCGTTGCTGCGGGCGTAGAGAGATTGCAAATCGCCGTTGGAGAACGCCAGTAGGCGGGCGTACATCCACCCCTGATAGCTCTGGACGCTTTTGCGTTCCAAATCCATCTTGCCCTGTGCGGTAACAATGGATTTGACATAGTTGGTCTGCTTCAGCGCCTCCATTTTCATATCGTCATCCACAAGAAGATGAATGTGTTCCAGATCGGCGCGGGCAAACCGGTTGTCGGAAATTTTGGCGATGCTGCCGTCTTTCATATTGCAGCCAAACAGCCGTGCCAGCACAGGACCGATCTGCGATTTTCCCTCGCCGCCCTCGCCCTTGAGGATCATCATGCGCTGCCCTTTGGTGCTGGGAATGAGGCAATAGCCGATATACTCCTGAAAGGTTGGGATGTCCTCCGGGTAGAGCAGATCGGAAAGAAATCGCAGCCAGACAACCGGCTTTCCCGCCTGCGGATTGTAGTCGATGGGAAACCGACTGCGCACGATCTCAGGCCGTCCTGCAAGGAAACTGCCGTCAGTGCGGAGCGTCCCGTTCTGCACATGAATTTCATCCGGCTTTGGCGGAAAACTCCCCGTGTGAGCTGCCAGCTTCATGATCTCCACGATGTTGGAAATGGTGCGTGGAATGTTCCTTGCGGCGCAGCACTCCAGCTCGGCGTAGATTTTCTCTTTCAGCAGCAGCGGGTCTGTCAGCCGTCCGTCCGATGTGAAAAATGCGTTGTCCGCATAGATGAGCTTGTTCTTTGATAGAAATTCCCGGCAAAAAGCAGCCTCATTGATGTCTTTGCCATCGAACCATGCTGGAAAATCCAGCCCGGCATACTTCTTGTTCACGCTGCATCCCTCCCATTGATTTTTTCCTTGAGCTTGTCCAACCGACCATCTGCAAGCAGATAACTGACCACTTCGGCGCGTTCATAGGAATCCCCGAAAGCAAGAATATCCAAGTAATATTCCGCCTCGTCCAGCTTGTGACAGGCTTCCTCAAATCGTTCATCCGGTGCTTCTGCTGGTGATTGCGGCGCATACTGTACCTTCCAGCTCCGCAGGACGCGGGCGTAATCGGACAAAACAGAAAAGCACAGCCGCTCGTTTTCTATGAGCTGCTGTGCTTCTGTTCGGATGCGCTTTGCGTGGAGCGCCACTGCGCTGGGCGGCTTCTCCAGTGTGAGGTGAAAGTCTGCGGCCAACTGCTGCGCCGCCTCATAGAGCGGCAAGCCGAACAGCTTTGCGGCAAAGTCAATCACATCTCCATGTTCCCCGCAGCCAAAGCAATGGTAGTGGTCGTCCGCCACATACAGGCTGGGATGCCGGTCATTGCGGAACGGGCAAAGAGCCATGCCGTAATGGTTGACCTCCACGCCGTACCGCTCCGCCGCCTCCCGGCAGCTTACGCCATATTTGACGGTTTGAAAAAGGTTCAT